CTGACTATTCATGTCCTGGTATTCAGTAAACAGAAGCCACTGCAGGGCGCTGTATTCCCAGTAGCCCAGCTGGTGCCAGCCAGCCCCGCGACCGGCGCAAGCTGTGCGGCACGCAGCGCGGGTCATGCTGGTGGTGTTGTTCACGCCGCTGGCAGAACCGTTGCCCTTGGTGCCGGTCCCCTGGTAGGCCCCGACGTAGATGAAGCTCCTATTGCTTCCGTCTGGTTTCACAAAGGCCGGATGCACGGCGTAACCGCCATCGGTTTTGACGCCTTTCTGCAGATGTAATGTATGTTGCGTGTGTGAGCCCGCTGCGGCTGTTTCGTGCCAAACGCTAAAGACAGGGATCTCAACCATCACTTGTCCGGCGCCACCTGTTAAGTCAGCAGCAGTTGCCCCCGCCGCTGGGGTAGCTGTAGTTGTGGCCGCTATGCATTCCCATACGCTGCCGCCTTGTTGAACGCGCTGGCCTTTGGTGTAGGTGCCAGCAGCCCATGCAGGGGCTGATGCCCTCAGTGCCGTGTTAGCAACAGGCGCACCATGCGTCCCGGTATAGGGAGTGCTTAGCTCCGTCGTTTCAACAAGGCGCAGCCAGTCGCCAGCCCTCTTTGTGCTGTCATCGGCATCGAGGTAGGTGACGACGCCAGCATCGGTGACAAGGCAGCGCCTAATTCCTACCTGCGCTTCTATTACCCGATTAGCTGCCGGATCACGAGTGTATGCGTCAGTGTCTGCGTTCCAGCCGAGGGAAATAGATGGAGGCTGTGTCACTTTGGCAGAGGCGACAGAAGGCAGCGCCAGCGTCTGCGCAGTCGGTGTTGTCGAGTCCGTTGCGGTCGTCAGCGCCCGCAGGTACTTGTCCTTATCGCCTGTCTGAATTGAGTAGGTCAAAGCAGTTGCGCCTGCAATGTCGGCCCACCCACTGGTGCCATCGGGACTGACCTGCCACTTGGTCGCATAGGTAATTGGGGCGGTGCCGCCTGTTGCTGTGCCAGCTGTCGCGGTCAGCGTGCCACCAACAACAGCAGCGCCGGCAATAGTGGGGTCTGAAGCTTTAGCAAGTGGCGGAACAGCAACATTGGTCGTAACAAAACTTGCCTGCACACTGCTGGATGCATCCCAACCAACTCGCACCGTTGTTGTCGTTACATCGGACGAATTGCCCTTGGTTGTATGACGCAACCTGAATGCTTGACCCTGCACAATCGCCACGCCAGCAGCAGCTGTTGCAGGCACTGCTGCCCATGCACCACCACCAATGCTGATCTGTGGGTTGGTGCCATCAGTCGTCCCCAGCCAAATACGGGCTGGGGCATTAAGCCCAGTAATAGCGGTACTTGCTGCCGAATCAACGGCTGCGCCCAACGCCACATTGGTCTGAGGCGCAATCGTGATCGCGTCAGGCAGCTTGTCCAACTTGAGGGTGTAATCAACCGCTACGTTGCCTGCAGCGTTCACAACCCGACCCGTCAGCGTCGCGTCATGAGCCCCAGCCGTCACAGCAGCTGCCTGCCATCGCACCTTTACTGTTTGGCCTGTTGCAACCGGACCGCCAGTTCTGTATGCACCACCGTTAATGCTCACCTCAACGCTTGGCGTTGCCGTCAACGTGTCTGCAGGGCCATTCCAAGTGGAAACACCCTCGTCAGAGGCATTGATTGAATTGCTAGGAAGCCATGTCGCTTTCAGCTTCTCAGTCACAAATGCTGAGAGCTTCTTTGGCGTAACAAATCTCTCGTCATCGGTCCCAGCATTGACTTCGCCCTGAGTCGCAATCTCAGCAATACCCCTTATTGCCTCAGTTGCATCAGGTGGGGTATGTGCCTTCAACTGCGCAGCATCAACCACACGTCCAGCGGTGCCCGCCGTAATTGCAGCGGCATCTGCCAGCTGGGCAATACCCTTGGCGCTTGCTGTTGCATCTCCGACGGCAATAGTTCGACTATTACCAGTCCCCGTCACCGCAACAGGCGCTGTCCCCGTAATTGACGCGATCCCACCACCGCCAGCAGCAATCGCATCGTTGGTGGCCTTCAGCTGATCAGCAGTCACCACACGCCCACTGGTGCCTGCGGCAATCGCCGTTGCATCAGCCAGGCGCACTGCGCCTTGCACCGCTGCTGTCGCTGCTGGCAACGCCGCAGCATCCACGAGATCGCCCGATGTTTTTGGGCTCAGCGTGGTGCCAGTCTTCGACCACACCTGGGCTGCCTGCACAAACGCAGTGGTTGCCACCTGCGTCGTATCCGTCCCCGCTGCAGCCGTTGGCGCCATTGGCGTCCCCGTAAAACTGGGCGAAGTAAGCGTGCCAAGCTTGCTCAGCTCTACCTTCAAACCAGCAGGCGTAACGGCCCGCGTGGTATCCGTGCCGGCTGTGACTTCAGCAGCTGTCGCCAGTTCAACCAGACCTTTGACGGTCTCACTGGCATCAGGCGCAATCGGCACAAATGCCGTGCCGTTATAAACCTTCAGTACCGGCGCCGTTGCCGAGGTCGTATCAACCCACAAATCACCCGCCGCAGGCGACGCAGGTGTCGCGCTACCTGCGCTAGTCCCACCACCAGCGCCTTGCCATGCGGTGCCGTCATGCACCTTGAAAACAGGCTTTGCCGCAATCGTCGTATCTAGCCATGCCTCACCAGCAGTTGGCGTGGCCGGTGCCACTGCCCCAACCTTGATGCCAGCAATCCTGCGGATCGTGCCGGCCGAATCCTGAATCGTCAGAAACGGCTCAGTTGCATTGAAGTTGATGCCAATGCTGCCAATAGGCAGCTGGCCAGCAGCTGTTCCAGCAACAGGCTCCTTACCCTGCTGGCTGGAACGCAGATGCAGCGTTTGAATAGGCATGGCTATCTAGCCAAATGACTGCCGTATGTACGGCTACCTAAGTCTAGGGCCGTCAATACGACCCAGGATCAAGATTTGCCATCGTGTTCACCCAGCGCGTGCCGTTGTACCGCAACACATCTCCATCTGATGGCGTTGTCACCGTCACGTCGGTCAGAGCGCCCAGCGTGCTGGAACCGCCACCGCCACCGCCACCGCCACTCAGCGTGTCAATGCGGTCCCATCCACGCGCTTGGCCCAGGCACAGCACCCAGTCCCCTGGGTCGTAGGTAGCGCCGCTGAACGTGCCAGCCGTATCGCAAACCAGATAAGCACCAGTTAAAGCGTTGGCAGCCGGTGGGACTGCCGCCGCTGGTGTCAAGCCGGCTGTCGTCCCAAACTGCGTCACCGCAGTCACCAACCCAGTGGCCGCGTTGAACGTGCCGCAGAACCGCAGGTTCTCATTGCTCAAGCTGCCTTGGCCCACAGCCATCCAGCTGTTGCCGTTCCACATGCTCAATCGAGCACTGGACTCCTGGAACCACAGCTCACCAATCGGATGGTCGCCTGAAATCGAACTAGGCGCCGCCTCTTGGATGTAGGAGATCGCGTGATCAGCCAGCTTCTGCTGTGTGATGCTCCGATCAGCAATATGCACGCCAGGCAAAGTGCCGCTAACGATCTTGCTGGCATCAAGATCAGGAATATCTGCAGCAGCCAATGCCGCTGTGCCAGTGATTAAACCCTGCGCGTTAAAAGTAACCTTTGCCCCCGTACCAGCAGTAACGCTGTTGTCAATGGCCAGGCTGCCAGCTACATCGACGCTCAGCCCTGCACCAGGCTTCACGCCGCCTACCGCACTGCTCGTTGCCACAGGCAGGTTTGCAGCTGCCAATGCAGCACTCAGCGTGCCATCTGTCGCCACGCTCAGACCGCTGCCAGGCTTCACGCCGCCTACCGCACTGCTCGTTGCCACAGGCAGATCGGCGCCCGTCAACGCCCGCCCTGCTGTCACCTGCCCAAATGTGTTATAGGTGACGACAGGGTTGGTTCCGGCAACCGCCACCGCCGTCAGCGACGCAGTGCCATCACTAGCAACCGTCAGCCCGCCCGTGCTGCCGATCTTGATGCCCCCCACTGCCGCAGTAGTCGCCAGCGGCAGGTCTGCACCATCGAGCCTTCTGAACGTCGGGGCTGCAGCGCCACCAGTGGTTGGACCCGCCAGTACCGCGCCAGCGGTAGCAGTGCCCAGCTTGTCCAGCCCAATCGGACCCGTGATCTTGGCGTTAGTGATGGCACCATCTGCCACCTTGATCGTCGTAACACCACCATCTGCCAGGGCTGCTGTTCCGACAGCTCCAGCGGGTAGTGCCACACCACCACTGAAGTCCACCTTTGCGCCAGGGATGCCGCCTGCAGGCGTCAGCCGCACGCCGGCCGCAAACAAATCCAGTGGTGTTGCTTTCTTCGTTGTTGCCGCTGAAACATCGGCCAGTGGCAGCTGATCGGTTGCGTCGATCTCGATCGCCGGCAGGGCGGTCAGCTGTGAAATCTTGAGATCCGCCATGCCGCTTGCTCAGCTGCCAAACCGCTAGGCCCAGTCTACGGCGGTCAATACTCCAGCAGAATCCGCCCGTCGCCGGTCTCAAGGTCGATGCGGCTGCTGTTCTCCTGCAGTAGGTAGTCGTCAGGCAGCGCATACACCAGATTGATTGCCCCCGTGGTGACAAACGCGATCTTGCTGCGGATTGGCTGGTCAGGCTCAAACGCCATGCCAACATCCGTGATCAGACAGTCCGCCGCGTAGAACAGCGCCGCATTCCGCGACCTGCTATCCAGCTCTTCTGTGACGGGATCCGACCCACTGGTCTTCAGGTAGAACAGCCCCCGAAACTGGCTCCCCAGCTGCTGGCGCAACACCAGCTGATGGGCGTAGTGCGCCAGTTCGACATCGAGCCCCATGTTGCGCGGGCTGCACAATGCAACCTGCCAATCCCAGAAGCATTCGATTGAGCCACCCCCACTGATCAGTCCGCTCGTCTGCTCGCGGAATGTGTCGCCAAGACTGGTGACATCAATCGCGTCGCGGCTTGTGCTCAGCTCGTAGGACACCACCTCGCCAAGACAGTGGGATGACACACCATCTGCCATCGACGCTGCGACCTGATACGTCGTGCTGGGACGCTGCAGGCCGATTGCATCGGATGGGTGGTTGCGCAATGCCGTCTCCCACGTCGGGTACAGGCGCACACCACCAGCGGCATCTACATGGACGTACCACCCACCGTCGGGGTGCTGTACGCCATCCTCCCAGCCGCTACCAGCAACAAAGTCCAGCGGCTGTGTGCTGGCAGACCCGTCAGCATTGAGCCGCCGCAGCCGCAGCCGGTCGCCGGTGATGAACGTCCCGCTCGGGAAATCAAAGCTAAAACGCTTCTCCCTAGGTGCTACGTCGCCATCGTTCAGTTCTGATGTGAACTCCCCAGCACCGCTGCGCTGCAGCTGCACCAGCCCTGCCGACCCGAGATAAACCGCCATCAGATTGTCCCCAGAAGGCCGCCAGTAACCGTGAAATCAATCGCGGCGGTCAGCACATCGCCTGCTGATGCCTGCAGCTGCACCGAAGTGATCAGGACATCGGCTTCGATCTCTCGTTTGCTCAACCGCCCGCCAGCAGCAAGTCTGATCCGATGCTTCTTGTCGTGCGGCGTCGCAGTAGTCGCCAGCACCCCGTCGGTCAGCCTGCTCGATGGCAGTGCGCCGGCATTCTCCTCGTGCAGATGCACCGTGCAACTGCCACTGTAGTCCTGGATGCCGCTGACATAGGTCTTGGCCGTACTGCCAAGGTTGGTGGTTTCAAATTGCGCCACGCTGCCGCTGAACGTCCAGCCTTTGACGCGCCCTACCTTCACGCCATCGGCATAGAGCGCACCATCAATGCCGGTTAGGTAATTGCCCATGCCGTCAGGCTAAGACTTGCACAAGGTCGAGCTGTACGCTGCCTAGCCCCGGTGCCAGCCATGCCACCGATGGTGGCGAGCTATAGCGCCATGTCGCACCAGACGGGTAACGGCTCATCCCAACAAACACCGCCGCCGGCAGCTGGAACGCTTCTACGCCAGCTGCTGACTGATGGTGGTCGATGATCTGCCACACCTGTGCTTCCGTCAGCGTCGCCCATGTCAGCGACAGCGTGGCGCCTATTGCTGCGGAACCGTACTGCATCCGCGTTTCGTAGCCGCTCATGCTGGTGAACACCCCGACAGGCGGCGATCCTGGCTGCCAGCCACGCGCCGATGGTGCCAGTGCAGGGAACAGAGCAATAGCCATCAGCGCACCTCCATCGGCGTGGTTGTCAGGTCAAGCGTGATCGACGATCGCCCCTGACCGTCCACAGGGAAATGCGTCGCGGCGATCTGCACCATCCCATCGGGGCCTTCATCAGTCTGGTCGATCTGGTACAGGTGACTGTCACCCAATGCCGCCATCTGAACACGGATGATGTCGCCAGGCAGCAGCTGACGCCCCTTTTCTGCTGTGGTGAACTGAACGCCGTGGGTCACGTGCCGCCGCTTGGCGAGGATATACCGCGCTGCCAGTTCAGCATGGCTGCGCTGCAGGCAGAACTCCGACAGGTCGTGCTGCTCAAATGGGCCAGCAGCGGCCTGCCCCTGATAGCGCACCTCAACGGTGACTGTTCCACCTGGGATCGTCGTGTTCTGCTCGGCGTAAACCATCACCGTGCAGAAGGGCTTGCGGTCTGACGCGGGTTTGTATGTCCTGCTGTAACCCGATAGGTCGGCCTGCGTGAACGTCGCCGTAGGGCTGATCGCGCCAGTGTTCAGTGCGCCACTGGCATCAACAGGCAGCGTCGGCACAACGCCCATCTTCCCGTTTGCCTGCCGCACATGGCACAGGAAATACGGGCACACTGCCCCCAGCCACTCGCGTAGGTTCTGGCTGGTGTTCAGCACCCCGTCAAACCGCAGTCCGTACTTTGCAGTGAACGCAGCGGTCCTGCGCAACGCTTCAATATCAATCTGCTCCTCGCGCACCGCCTTGCGCATCAGGTGCAGCACAAGGTCACTAAACACATTGCTGCTACCTATCGCATCAGCTGCCAGCAGGCGCTGTACCTGGATGCCGTCACGGATCAGCGCCGTCACCTGCTTGAAGTATTCGGGCCCATCGGGCGGACGGACGATATCCACGTTGCCCTTCAGACCCAGCAGACTCAAGTCCTTGAACAGCCCCGATGCCGTGTTGTCAGGCTGTACGCCAGCATCAATCCGCAGCGTCTCTGTCACCTCTGCCACCTCAAAACGCTGTGTCAGGCGTCCTAGTCCTGGAGCAATGTTTCGCCTGCTTGAGCCATTCCGAGATGCGATGCCATTCTGGTGCTGCCAAGCGGCAATCGAGTTGTATATGTAGTTGGCCACGGTGTATCCGCTTCGCCCTGATGGCGTGAACGCAGTTAGCACCTGCGCTGAACGTTCTTCGTACAACCCGTCGATCACGATGTTGTATTTCGCTGGTGGCAAACCATCGACCACCAGTGTGGTGCCGCCTTGTCCAACCCAGAACGACCCCTCACGGACGACAGCGCCATCAGACACGCGGATGGCACGATACCTGTAGGCGACTTCGCTGTAGATCGTGACATCAATCTTGCGGTTGAAGATCGAATCCGATTGATAAAAGTAGGTCTCATTGAATCGCGTGCCGTCATTGCCCGTGGTCATGTTGTTGAACGGGACGCCGGCCTGCTTGCACGCTGCGGTAGCTCTGCTGACTTCCTGTTGCTCGCTTGTCAGGTACGTCGGCATTGATGACCATGTCGTCCCTTGATACGCCGTGTTCGCTGGGTAGTTTCCGTTGGAGTTAACGAAGCTACTGCTAGCCGTCACGTAACACTCACCCGTGATGCGCAGAACAAACCTTGTCGAGTAGATGCTTTTCCCGCTGATCGACGACGCACCACCGGCACCAGGCAGTCCCGCGCCCGTTGATGTGATCGTCTGCTCCCATGCCACGCCGCCAGGAACAATGTCCACGCAGGGCGGGATTGCTTCGTATCCCTGACAGTACACATTGCTAAGCGTGTTCCACCGCTGCCCGCCGTAGTAGATCGCATCCGCCGCAATAGCGCCAAGCAGTCCCTGGCTCAGCAGGTACAGC